CGCTGGATCACATTCTTCGTGTATTACACCAGATGTTACTTTTAATCCGTTATACCCAATAGGTTTTACAACAATATTAGGAATCTTAGAACTGTCTGTAGGAGGATCACCCACAGTAAGTGTATCAGCCAAGGAAATCTCCTAAGTTAGCGTATTGAGAGTAAAGGGTTATTGTTTGTTGTTTGTGTGGCTTTTATTCCGTGTAGGAAGGAGTTACCTATACTTATTTTAGAAGCAAGATAGAGATAAGCTAAAGAGCAACAATCGACCATGTCATCATGTCCACTTTCCCCTGAACGTCTAAGTCCGTTGAATGCTTCTAATTCTTTATAGAAGAAGTCATTGTCCCCCTCAATCTTATTCCAGTGGTCAACAGCGCAATGCTTGACTACATGGACAAAACCTATTTCAGCGGTTGCAGCAAAAGGTCTAAATGCTTCAAGTTTACCCATTGTTGAGGCTTTTGTAACACAAGGAAAACCTTGTTGTGTTATCCTATTAGCCATTTGTTTAGCGTTATCTTTTGCTAATACACCCACGTCTTGTGGTAAAACTATTGTACACTTTGACCCATCTCTAGCAGCATTAGCCAGAATATGCGGTTCCCACTTACCTGCTGTAATACGTGTACGTTCCACTTCAAGAATTACAAACTCCCCTGTCCTCATCTTAGCCATCTTCACAGAAGCAAAGTAGTCAGGTGAACGGTTTTGGTCGTGAGGTAGGGTAGAAGCGAAGTCGTAAGCCCTTACCAACTTAACTACATCTTGCATACTAGGCAAGGTGTCCAGCTCAACCACAGTGTCCCTACTAAAGTAAGTAGAGTTCTGAGCACGAGCAAACCAATTACCATAAAGAAGACGTTCTTTTTCTATTCTTGGCAGAGCTTCAAGGTTACTTTTATAAAGTGGGTTAGATGCTTGTAGTGGAGGATTGTCTAAGATTGTACCGAAGATTCCCTGAAAGCTGATAGGTACTTTATCATACCCATATTTTTCTTGTAACTCTTCGTAAGTATCTCCCCAAACAACATCTCCGTTTATCCTTAGTAGGTAACGAATAGTGCCATTTTTTGAAGGATCAGGTCTACCTGCTAATGGGTGGCCTTCTGGATAAAGATACCAAAGTGCATATTTCAATACCCAGCTATCTACATCTGGGTTACAAGACAACCACAGACTGTGTACATTCTTTGCAGTTGAACGTAGACGTGACCAAAGCCACCAAATATGTTCCTCTTCAGCATGAGTACACTCGTCATAAAATCCATTTGAAATTTGTATACCTTGATAGTTCTGTCCAGCATTGGTGTTCTCATAATGAGAAAAGGATACTTCTGCACCAGAACTGAAAACAACTTTTTGGTCTTTTAGTTTTACTTTTAAATTTGGGTCATAACGCCTATACAGGGCAACCGCTTCCCAAAACAAACCACCAGATTTCATAATCGCAGCAGAGTTTTTACGAATACAATACCCACGATAATTAGGATCTTCTGCGAACCTTAAATGCCTCATCAAACCTATATATGATTTAGAAGAACCAGCGGCTCCACCGACTAGGATAATCTGAGCATTACTTGTGAGATATTTATACTGGAAGGAGGATGCAGGAGCTATTACATTTTCATCTGACATCTAACACCACTCTTGAATTATTGTCATCGCACCCACACTAACCTTGGTCGATGATCTTCTATTCTACAAAACTAGAATCTTCTCCTCTTGGCAACCTGAGTTGCGCTATTCGTCTAAATCCGTATCATCGTCTTCAGTTTCGAATTCTTCTTCATCCCATGCTGGGTTATATGCTAGAGAAAGTTTTGGCTTTCCATCGTTCTCTTCAGCCTTCTTCTTCAGAGCATCTGGAGCATGTTCACCATAACCAGCAACCTTTGCTTCTGCTTCGGCTTTCTGTAATGCTAGTTTAGCTTGCTTCAATGCTACATCTTGCTTATCGTACTCACGCACAGCATTGACAATCTTCCAAGCATTATCCAGCTCTTGTTTGTTTGGATGCACGTAGCCTTGAGGAATTGGGTTAGGAATACCCTTGTTGACCTTAGATATAATTTCTAAAGCAGCCTTCTGTTCACGTTTAAGTCTTGTTTTGGCAGACTCTTGTTTGCCAGCATTACCCTCAAGCCTACGCTTCTCGTTATGTTCTTGTAAGGCTTTCTTTTGTTTCTCGTACTGTTCTTCATTAATCAACTTAGATGGCACTAACTTGCCTCCAATATACTTATCAATTCTTTAACTCTATTATGCTTATTGTCAGAGTCTTCTATAACACCCACCATATCCGACACATATTCCTCAGATAAACCCTTCATAGAAGATAGTTCAGCTAGGTATTCGATATGAGCTAGGTAGGTATCTTCATACCTGTCAATCAAGGATTTAGGCATATTATTGTTATCTTAATGGATACAGGATTACCCTTTAATGGGCATATTTGAGGATAATGGGTATTATTATATCTGTTATTAATTGGCGGAAGGATAGCAGAATCGAACTCTTGGTCGTTAGGCTCCACTTGTTTTCAAGACAAGGCTTGTATCCCAGACAAGATAACCTTCCATATTTGGCAGAGAGCATCTTACTCGAAAAGAACACCTTAACGATGCAGACTGCTTAGCAGGCAGCTTCAGGAACCCTCCTGATTTACTCTCTATTGAATTTATGCTACTTCACTATCGCAGAAGTGCGAACATCGACATAATGCAATATGCTTCTGTACAGACCTATCAAGGAACTGTCACTCTTTATGCAGAGTTCTGTATGATGAATATAACTATCATAACCACCGTTTAAGGTTAGAATGTTGGTTATATTCATCTAAATTAGGTGCTCCCTACAAAGCAAGGTTGCACTGGTGAGTACCATCGTGTGCAATGTAGGAAGGCTTCAGCCAATCGTCATCAGCCTTAATTAACTTGCCTTACGGCTACAATCTCAGTTTACACCTTTTACCGCATTGCGCTGACCTTACTACAGGTAGGTTGCCCCATATCAACATTGATATGTCTAAGTCAGGGCTGTTCTCACCTTTCGGTGTGTAGGATAACTTACGAGAAGTTACCCCGCCCTATACTAAGGAACAACTTAATGTAGTTAGCTAAGGGATGTTTGGTACTCATACGGGAACTCGAATCCCGATTGTCCGATAGAAAGTCGGATGTCCTAACCAATTGGACGATATGAGCAATAATTCATGTCTTGTCTTTCCAAGAGGTCAGGTTAATTCGACACCCCATATCACCTAAATGGGAGGAGGTAGCTAGATGAACTAGTGTAGTGTCTATGAATATATTTATTAAGCTATGTTAGTATTATACACTTTTTCTACGAAAAGTCAAGAACTATTCGCTATAAGAGCGATAATTACCAACAAAAACCTCAGTTTCATACTCAAAACTGTAGGAATGGCTGTCTAACTCGTCAACTCTGGTAACGTATTTACCAAGGCAAGAGTTACACCAGTCATCCACTATCAGTTTAGTACTTCCATCTTCAAGCTCTATTTCCCGCATCATCTCATGGGATTCTAGGGGATTATTACAACTAGCACATCTCATAATATTCTTCTTATAGTTTGTAACGGTCAATCATTACAGTATCCAGCATGATCTGTTCTGGTGTCATACCACCTTTCAGAATACCTTTCAACAACGATGGACTATACCCACTAACCATTGCTGTACCTGTTTCATCTTTAGTAACTGGAATTGTCTTATTGCTTGCATTGAGGTTCCAGAACACAATCTTAGGAATCTCATATCCAGCGGCAATATACTCAGCTTTAACCATATCAAACGCTGTAACACTTCTACCACCAACATAAGAGCAATCAAACTGCATGTCACTGAAGATCATAATTGTAGTTGGCATATCTTCTTTAGGTACTTCATTCTGAACGGCAGCAGTCAATAACACTTTAAAAGCATTTTGAATGTTTGTACTTCCTCCCCAAGATACACTACGAATCGTGTCAAAGGTATCTTTAAGTGTACTTAAGTTAGTAAGCTGAAGCATTCTAGGAACATCTTCAAACGTCATAAAGGTGTTTTTAAACTTACCTTCAATCTTATCTGCAATGTACCAACCAAGGCTAATAGCTACATCCATACAAGATACAGAACTACCACCAGCACTTACACCCATGCTGCCAGATACATCAATCAAAGGTAGGATACGCTCTGAGTTACCCTCTAAGTAATTTGGTAATGCTTTCCACTGTTGTTCGGCTACTTCAGGACTACCATTGTAACAGGATTTAAACACGTCAATTGGATACACAGCAGAAGCGTTAATCTTTACACCAGCTTCCCCTTTCTTGAGGGACTCTAGGTACTCACCATATTCTTTACTTGCATTACGACCAAATGCTTTCTGGTAACGGGCTGAAGCTACTGAAGGTACATGGGAGAAGTTAATCTCAGACCATTCTTTAGCACACATCTGCTGTTCCACAGTCTTACGGCCTGCTACTACAAACTTACGCCAATCAGCTTCTTTCTTGAAACCCATCAATTTACGCAGTTTCTTAGCTGTAGCTCCTTTGATTGGAGTCCACTTAAACGCTAATCCATTATTTGCTTTTAACTCCGCAACAAACAGTTGTAATGCTTCTTCTGATAAGAAATCTTCAAAAGCACCATTACCTTCTAGCTTGGTGGATAAGTCAAGTAAGTCATCTAAACGGCCAATTTCTTTTACATTACCTAAAACTTTAGAGGCGTCTGTTACACTACCAATTGTGGTGAATAGGTCTTTAAATAGTTGACGTTCACCAGCACCACCTCGAATATCACGTAACCATTGTAATGTACGTAAAGCTACGTCTCGGTCTTCGTTCAAGGCTTTAATAAATTCTTGTTTAATATCCTTACCACGACTAGCGCCAGCTAAGTAGAAGAAGTCTAAGTTAGCTGACAGACTATTATGATGAGCCAACGCACCATTATCTGTACTGGCTGTTTTGTTCATTGCTTGAAATAATGTGTTCATTTTAATCTCCTAGTTTTAGTAAACAGAATCATTCGTGATGAGATCACGGTACGCAGTAGCCCTTTAAGGCTGATTTGTTTGCTGAAATGATTCTTAACATTACGGACTGACTGACTTTGTTTCTTTTGCTCTACCAACTGAGCTACCCTACGCCTTGTAGGGGCAGGGCTTGAACCTGCGACCGAAAGATTATCAAGTTTTTGGTTGCTGAATGCAGTCCTATTTACAGATTGGTAGTGGGACAAGCCCACCATTTCATTATCCAAGAATTTTAGATGCTGTAACCAATCTTACTATTAACGTATACAGAGTGATAGTGATGAGATCACCATACGCAAAGGTTATTGTTGCTGAACTCACTCTTTAACACATTTAATTTAACAAGTACATTATCTCATACTATCTCTATAATTGCAAGCCCCTAGAGCAATTATTTACAAATATATTTTCATTTACTACATAAAGTGGGTACAACCACATCATCACAGTAGGTCTCTGTATAGAAATCATACAGCACATAGGCACTTACTGACAAGATAATCACTATCCAAACACACTTACATTTCTTGCACATAACTAATCTCCTGATTATATCTCCAACACTAGAAAATCATCATACCCTGTTTTCTCTCTTGGGTATCCCTTTTGGTTACTCACAAACCGTGTACCGTACAACTCAAACTCATCACTAAAATGATTGTGGCCGAAAAACCACCAGTCTATCTCATGTCCATCTACAAAGTCAACTAAGTTGTTGTTGAAGTAGGTATCAAGTATCCCCTCTGGTATGTGTGGGTGTTTACACTCAATCAATGGAGGAAAGTGTGTAACTACTACGTTAGTCTTTCCAGAATGCGTTTTAAGGCTCCTAGAAAGCCACTGGAGCGATTCTGCATGTAACTGAGACATAACGGTAGGGGTGATCTTAGAATCGCCATATCGAATGGAGAAGAAGTCAGAAACACCACGTTGTGCTTCCATCATACCTATAGCCTTCCAAGCCTCTCCACGACAACTGAAATCAGTCCACAATGTACACCCATGAAACACAATACCCTTGTATTCAAATGTCTCATTGTTTAAGAAATGAAGGTTGGGGCACCATTTCATCATTTCTTCTTTGTACATCTTGTTTACTGCATGGAACTCACCGCCGTAGTAGTTGTGATTTCCAGCAATCATTACAATCTCTTTGTCGTAGTTCTCATGGCAGAAGGCTTCAAGCTCTCCGTGCCCTTCGCCAACAATATCATCACCAGCAAGGACAACCACTTCTACACAAGAAGGTACTGTTGGGAAGTCATTACCAAACTCAGTGTGTAAGTCTGAGTATAGAGCTACTTTAATTGTCATACTACACCTCAGTCAACAAGGCTAATTGCTTGCTGTATTTATTAACACGTTTAAGTTCACCACTAAGAATACTTGCTTCTAAGTTGGCAATAGTGTCTGCCATTTTAACAATCTTACTCTCATAACACAACTTAATCTCTTTAATATACTTCGGGTAATCAAAGTCGTAAGGTAGGCTGTTGTTTTTGTTAAGCAGGTAGCAGATAGTGGTAACTGTATCTCCAAACTCTTGGTACAGTTGAGAATGTGTTACAGGTGTATCTTCAAGAACATCATGCAACCAAGCAGCAGCTAACATCTCATCTGTAATCCGAAACGAGTCATAGTCTCTCCACAACATAAGTTTATTGACCACTTGCTGTAAGTGGTACTCATAAGGCATCTTACCGTACTTCTGTGTATTGTGAGCTTTAATGGCAAACTCTTTAGCTCTTTCTACAATATTCATATAAACATCCTCTTGTTCTTAATAAAGATTCTACGTAGCGTCTCACGGGTAGGTCTTAACCATCTTCCTACGCTCTGTAAAGGCTTTTCTCTACTTAGCCTACCTTGGGTAGTGGCATAAGTGTAACTGCACCAGACATTGTTTGTCTTAACAGCAAACCAACCATCACTTAAAGATTGACTTCTCTGTTCTTGTATGCTCATATAGTAACTCCATATTTACATAGCGGGTATTGGTAGTAAGATCTACTTCTCCTCCTACCGTTCTTTCGTTTACAGTATCCCATACTTGTCTTACGTTGTCTAGTTATTTGTGTATCCTTAGTACCAAAGTGGGAGACTGATCTCCAATATCCTCTATCACCTAAATACTGCCAGAACCAACTACCACCACGGTTCAGCATCATCCATCTGGTATTGCGTATGATACGGTAGTAGTTTCTTACTCTGTATGCTAGGTTCACAATTAACTCCTACGTAATAATACAATTATGTGTGTTACCAAGAACCTCTTTAAAGCTGCCAGTCATAATCTCTATGGCAACCTCAGATAACTTCTTCTTGACAACAATACTATCATGTACAGGGATAATAACTTCCCCCATTTCATTAAACCTACTGATTATCAAGTCCATTATCTTACTATCATAGTTCTGCAACCTCAATCCACTACTCTCCGTAAACCATAAACGAATATAATCATTCCTCTCTAGGCACTTCTGGATTATATCTGAATAATCAATGAAGTCTGGTAGTTTATATGAAGTTCCTTTTAAAGTCAATACCCTATTTGCATAATCTACCTCTTCTCTACCCCTAAGTTGGGATATTAGTGCTTTCCTAGCTGTGTTGAATGAGAACTTACCATTGGCTCCCACATTCATCCCTGTGTTCAGTAGGATCAGGACAGCCCACTTACCAAAGTACCGAGCAACTTGTGGTTCCATGTTACTCACTTCTATTGAGTATGGGTCAAAGTCTTTATCTAGTATAATACCGTCTAGTGTAGCTGCCATTCTTGGGTGTAGTGCCTTAAAGTCTAACTCCACTGTATCCTCCCCATCAATTGTGAGGATTGATCTATCTTCTCTTGTTATCACACCAGCACCTACCACGTAGTTTCTCCCACCAAGCTCAAAAGAACTGTTATTGAATACTTTCTTTAACTGTACATCCAACACCCTATCACCTACGCCAATTGTAACTGATCTAGCTAAGGCATTATATGTGTTCAGGTTACGCACAGCCAATCTCTCGTCATTACCAAGTCTCTTAGTTATCGTAGTACCTTCACTATCCCTAACTTCGATTACAGAGGGTGTAGTGTTCAACCTACGCTTCTCTGCTACATCGTTGAATAACTCAATCATATACTCACTGAGTTGAACAGATGATGATTGGAAGGTCTTAGGTGTAAATGCTCCATTCTCCACATACCACTCAGTTACCCCACCTTTCATAAGACGTATCCTACCTGTACTATGTAACCAGTCAAGGATACTCTTGGTGTAGGTATAACTCACCTTCCTGTTGATCTTAGTACAGTTGTAGATAAGAGGTTTACTATAAACAGCATTATCTAATGGAATATCAAATACACTCTTACCAAATGCTAAGTTATATACAGAGTTATAACAGAAGCAAGAGATAGCTTGTCTTATCTTAGTCTTCTTCGCTGTAGTTAGGGATTTAAACACTATCTCTCCATATTCCTCTAAGTAAGAATTAAATACTATATCCACTACAGTATCTAAATACTTAGGTATCTTGTAATCAACTAAATAAACACTAATAACACCACCTCTCATCAATACCAGATAAAAATGACATAAAACACCCCTCAAAGCCTTGTGCAGCTTGAGTTTCACTGTTTTTGTGGAAGGATTTTACATGAGTGTTGAAACTCACTCATTTATCCCATACCAACAGTATACACCCCACCCACTAAATAAGTCAATAACCTCATAATCATTAAATACTTGTTGACTTCTAAGGGTTCGTAGTTTAAAATAGACACTGTTAAATTAACTTAGGAGAAATAGATGCAAACTGATTTTGATAATCCAGATGGTAGCATGACCATTCTAAATATCTCAACAGAAGTGGATAAAGAGGGTAACATCGTCAATGAAGAAATTACAGAGGGGTTAACAATTAGATATGAATAGTGAATACGAGAACTACGAGTCAAAAGATAATAAGTACAATGTTTCTGTCTTAAGAGTGGGTGTTGGAGAGCTTGAGATTTACTTAGAGAAAGATACGTTCCTAGTTGAAGGGGTGGGTCTTAAAGCTATGAAGATCATAGATAAGGCTATCACAGAGGCGTACCTACAAGGGGTTAAGACAGTTAAGTGGCAAATGAGGTGTGCTTTGTCAGAGATAAGCGGGGAGGTGTAGCATGAACCAAGATGAAATACGAGCTAAGGCACAAGCATTAGTTGACCAGAAGGTCAAAGAGGTCGAAGAATCAAGACAACACTTAGTAAAAACCATGATTGAAGCTGGATACAACACTGAAGACTATGTTATCATAGACAACTGGGAAGAATTTAAGTTGGGGCAGGTGGATGAGTATTCCTGTTACGCCAGTAAGAAATTGCCGAATGAGGTTTAGACATGAGATTTAATTATTTGACGTTAGGGTTCCTTGCAGCAATTATTATAAGCAAACTTACGGTTGGTGATACTACATTTACTTCGCTAGGTTTTCCAATCATAATCTTTGTTTTAATTGGTGCCTCAACTCTACTAAAGGAACTTGGATATGACTGAAGATCAGTTAAATCTACTGATAGGCTACATTCAAGAGAAGCCTCAATCTTTGAAACTTGAGCTACAGGATTGTGACACCTATTGGTCAGACAACAGAGTAGATCGAATCTTAGAAGACTTAACTAAAACAATCACAGGAGAAACAACCTAATGGCACGACCTACAAAGAAACAAGAAACTAGTCAACGTGAGAAGACACTAGACGAATTATCAGCCGTGTCTCAAGATATTGGCATGTATAAACAAGATGATCCTACGATCAATTCTAGCCGTCCTGTAGAAGCCACAGAGAGCGTTAAACAAGAAATCAATACCACAGTAGCCCCTGAAGCTAAAATGGCTACAATCGAAGCACAGGAAGCTACGGAGGCATCCTTGGGTTCCCTACTAGATAAGGTTACAGATGATAATAAACATCCTGAGCTTATTACTGACTTACCCTTACCAGTAGGTATTACAATTAGTGAACCTGAAAACGATGCTCAGCATGTGAAGAATGGTTGGGGAAACCCCTTACCCACTAAAGTAGTTACAATAAGGAAGTCATACCTACGGGAAACTGTAGAGGAAGCTTTATACATTGCCAACCTTGGTGGGGCACTTGACACCACATTCTTACCTACAATGACTTGTCCATTTATCTGTAGAATGCTTCTACCTGAAGATAAATACCAAGAATACCTTGAACGTAAGTCCCAATGTGGGTACGATGAGTCCTATAATGGGTACAATGAAGTATTGGTCAAGGGGGTTGACAGAGCAACCTTCTGGAAGAACTTGATTAAAGTTGGGAATACTGGGGGGTTCCTACTACCAAGCTCACAACCCACAAGAGCGCCACAATTTACAGCAAAGTTGTTGACTCGTAACCCCGTAGCAGATACAATAGAAACTAAGCTGAAGCCTGTTAAGGCTCAATACACGAGAGGAGAGTTGGAAGCTTTCAGTATTGAAGAATTACGGACTATCGGTGATTGGTATAATCTTTCGTTTAACAGTAAACAGAAATATGTCAAGGCCATTATTGAAATTCAGGAGAGTAAATTATGATTAATAAGCTGTATGATGATAGTTGGACTGCATTACTTATTGAGTTCTTATTGTTTATCACTATTGCAAGTGTGTCTGCTTTAGTGTTTACAATCTTAAGCCTACCAGTTGGGTTATACTTTGGAGTTGCTTTTCTATTGGGTATTATGGTAGAGCGTATCCAACAGAAGCGTAAAGAACGTAAAGTATTGTAATAAAGAATGGGATAGGGAGCCATAATGCACCCTATCCTCCTATTAAGCTGTTAGGGATTATAAATATATGAAGCATACTAAACAAACACGTAGAGTTAAGATTGAAAAAGGATTTGAGCACCTTCCAACAAAAGAAAAGTTTGATAGCCAATATAAACTCGACTGGTTCACTCCAGAGGGGGATCAACACCTAATAACCGAAGCTATGGATAACTGTGAACTGATTTGTGTTGATGCTCCGAGTGGCTGTGGTAAGAGTACAACAGTGTTGTGGAAAGCTTTGAGTGACTATAAGCAACGTAAATATCAAAAGGTTATGCTCATCAAAAACCCAACAGAAGGTGGTGATGACCAAATTGGGTTCCTATCTGGGGATAAAAGTTCCAAGCTTGAAGCTCAAATGCAGTCAATGAAAGGGATATTCCTACAATTCATGTCAGCAGGTAAGCTTGAAAATGATATTAAGAATGAAAATATTATCTTGGATATTCCAAACTACTTGCTCGGCTCAACCTTTGATGATACATTAATTATATTGGAAGAGGCTCAAACGATGTCACCTAATACAATCAAGCTTTGTGCAGAACGTGCAGGGCAAGGTTCTAAGGTGGTTGTAGTTGGGGATAGTAAGCAACGTTACTCGGTCAAAGGTCGTCCAGATGGGCTACGTGACTTGATTGAGAAGGTCACACAGGAACATGCTGGATATTTGATACCAAAATATGCTAACGTAGGCTACATTCGTATGGAGACTTCTAACAATATGCGTTCCAGCCTATCTAAATTCATAACTGAAGTCTATGGAGGATAAGAATGACAGATAAACCTAAAGACAAAAAGATTGTAGGTATTCGTAAAGATGTAGTTATTCAAGAAGATGTGGAAGTTAAACTAGAACCAATTCAAGCGCTAATAGAGATCACAAAGAACTTGTATGAGGATGCACAAGCTGGTACACTACGTGAGTTGTGTTATGCGGCTTGTGACACAACAGAATTAGCTAGGTTTGGTGTTATTGGTCAGAGTGGATTTAACTGGACACTAATGAATACTCAGCTTGAGCTTATAAAAGATATTTACTTTAACAGTGTTGTACTACCTTTTACACTTGGATATGATGAAGAGGACTTTGATGACTGATTTAGAATTGCAATACTTAGAAATGAAAGACAGCCAGTACGAAGAGGATTATGAACTAGGAATAGATGTACACAATGTTGTGTCGCAGTATTGTCAACAAGATTGGGAGTGATTTAATTGGATCATAAAGACAGTAATAATTGGTTGATGTTAGGTGATTGCCTAGAGAGAATGAAAGAAATACCGGATAGATCTGTTCATTGTGTAGTGTCCGACATCCCTTATGGGATAAATTTTTCTGATTGGGATGTACTACATGATAATAGAAACTCAGCCCTCCTCGGCAATTCACCTGCTCAGGCAGTATCTAAACTATTTTCCAAAAGAGGGAAGCCACTTAATGGTTGGAGCAAGGGTGACTCAAACTCAGGTAAAGAGTTTGGGAATTGGTGCGAAGATTGGTTAAAAGAGTGTTTTAGGGTGCTGAAAGATGGTGCTCCGTTGCTGATCTTCACTGGAAGACAAAATCAACACAGGTTCACTTGTGCAGCAGAAAATAGCGGACTGATTTTTAAGGATTACTTGGTCTGGGATAAAGTCAACGCACCCTTTAGAGCACAAAAAGTAAGTAAGGTTCTTGAAAGAAGGGGACTCTCTATAGGGGGTAACGACAGGTTGGGGAATTTAGCGCCCTTGCATGAGCCTGTGGTTTACCTTTTTAAACCGTACAAAATCGGAGGGACGCTAACTGACTGCTTTTTGACAGACGGCGTTGGATGTTTTGATGCAGATGTATTACAAAGTAACATAATTAGGATTGTGTCGAAGGTTGAGGATAAATTACATGAAACACAAAAGCCTCTCAGTCTAATGGAAACACTTATCAGAATGGTGACAAAAGAAGGACATACCGTACTTGACCCCTTTATGGGCAGTGGCACTACAGGCTACGCCTGTAAAAACTTAAACAGAAGTTTCGTAGGTATTGAGAAGGATAAGGTTTACTTCAATGCAGCGGTTGCACGAATCAATGGGCATGTTAAAGAGATTGAAAAAGGAAAATAGATGCGAAAGAGAATTACATTTGATAAGGGGATATTGTTGGTGCGTTCATTATCATCGAAAAAGGTGAGACAAGAAAAACACCTAATGGCTCAGTAAAAACCTCTTGGTTATGTGAGTGTAGAATATGTGGAAAGGAAAAGCTCATGGCAACCTCTAACCTATACACATACAGGTCGTGCGGCTGTCTACAATACAACCGTGTGTACACTAAGGCAGCAGGTTCGGGCAGGAAAACACACCCCGATACCAATGTATATGTCAATACTGTTCTGTCTATCTACAAATCAAATGCCAATAAAAGAGGGATCCCTTTTGAGTTATCTTACTCCAATTTTGAAAGGTTAATAACAAGTGAGTGTGTATTTTGTGGTTCATACAGGGAAAATGTGCTGATAAAGGAGGGGTACGAAAACTTCCCTTACACTGGAATAGATAGGATTGACAACACCGCTGGATATACATTTGAAAACTCAGTGAGTTGTTGTAGGTGGTGTAACAGAGCAAAGAATAACCATTCATTGGAGTATTTCATAAAACAATGCTTAGCTGTTGCAAACAGAATTGAGAAAGATGAAAAGTATTTTGAAATTGCTAAATCCCGTATAATAACTCAGGAGTGATTCATGACTAAAAGCTGTGAGATTGAAGTTGTTGATTTTGACCAATACACCGATATTGAGTTTCGTGAAGTAAGCGCATTTTGGATTAAGAATGCTTTTGGACAAAAGGTTTATTTCAAGACCAGATCAAGAGAGGTAGCTACCCACACTTGTGATACGATATATGGCAAAGGTCAGTACATCGTAAGTAGTGGTAAGATGGGTAAGAAACCTGAGAGTGAGAGTGCTGTTGGGAGGTTAAATATGAAATCGAGAATGAACTCTAAGGGGGTGAGATGAAGGAATTAAAGAAAGTCTTAACTAAAGACTTAAAACGAGGTGAGACATACTGGCTGAATGGTGAATATACAGGGTGGTGGGGTGCTCCTGTAAAGTATGTTCGCACATTAAAAGCTCCCCACTTCTCTAAGGGGAATGTTGAGGTGAGACATTCCAGTGGAGTTGAGTTTGCAGTACACAAGAACTCTTGGTTGTATGGAGAAGATCCACGTACCGAGGTAACTCCTGTATGAAACAGCGTCACTTGGAAATGTATATGCGTGTAGCGGAGGCGGTGGCAGAGACTTCCTCTGCTGTTCGCTTGAAGGTGGGGGCTGTAGCAGTGAAGAACAATATGATTATTGGAACGGGATATAACGGACTCCCTAGTGGTGTTGACGGTGATTGTGAATACAAGACTTATTTAGAGGATGAGCTACATTGGCTATTCGATGGAAGTCAAGAAGTTCAAGATATTACTATTCAACAATTGAAGCAACACCAATACCCTTATGAAGATGCAGACAACAAAGGTCATTACAAACTTACCACAAAGGAGACTGTTAGGCACGCTGAAGCTAATCTCCTTCTTAACCTTGCAAAGAGTACGGAGAGTAGCGATGGAGCTATATTGTTCTGCACACATGCTTGTTGTAAGTTTTGTTCTATGGATATTGTTGACAGTGGTATTAAAAAGGTTTACTATAGACACAATTACCGAACTGATGAAGGGTTGAAGTACCTTATCGCTAATGGTGTTGAAGTGGTGCAAATTTAAATATTCCGAAGGAGGAAAGAAATGAAAGTAATTGAGTATCTAAAAGAAAACGGAACTGAGAAGCTAACCTCAGAGTTTGGTATTATCGTCAAAAAGTATGAGGATGCTCAGTTACTTGTACTAAACTATGACCAGATTAATTCACCAAAGAATGATATTACCTCTGAGTGTCGAGGGTTGATTCTTGACACAGAGTTTAATGTCGTAAGTCGTTCATTTGATAGATTCTTTAATTATTCAGAGAACGGTGCCACATTCAACCCATCTACTGCTGTAGCTTATGAGAAAGTTGATGGTAGTCTTATTAAGATTTACAACTGGGAAGGTACATGGTATGTATCTACACGAGGAACAGCTTTTGCTGAGTCTGGTGTTAATGGTTGGAATATTACTTTTAAAGATATGGTATTAAAATCTTTATCACTTCGTGATGAGGATGATTTTCAAACACACTGTGATAGTTGGTTAGATGAATCCCGTACTTATATCTTTGAGGTTACGGGAGTACAGAATCGTGTGGTTACTCGTTATGAAGGTGAATCCTTGTGGTTCCTCGCTTCTCGTAATAATAAGTCTGGTAAATATTACACACATGAGTTTTTAAGTGTTGTCCCTGTGTTTAGAGCTAAGCTTCCTAGAACCTTTAAGTTTGACTCAATTGAGCACTGTTTGGAGACAGCTAAACACTTACCAGACTTGCAGGAAGGTTATGTGATATATGAGAATGGTGTTCCTGTATGTAAGGTAAAATCTCCAGCTTATGTCGCCGTACACCACATTCGCGGAGAAGGTTTAAGTCCTAAACGTATTGCAGAATTGGTAGTAATCAATGAACAAGAAGAATACTTGACTTACTTTGAAGAAGATCGTAAGTTCTTTACCCCTTATGTAGAAGCCTTGGAATTTCAATTAAAGTCGGCACAGCATCACTACCATAAGTACCGAGACATTGAAGATCAGAAGGAGTTTGCTTTGTGTGTTAAGGATTACCATTACGCGCAATACTTATTCCAAGCACGTAAAACAGGTGAGTCTGATATTTATAAAGTGTTCAATGCTTCTGACACAAACCGTAAAGTCAAATTCTTATTAGGATTGATGGGAGAGAAAGATGAATAAGCAATGGGTACAACTTACGGTAGGTTGTTCGGGCAGTGGAAAATCTACCCACGCGAAAGAACTTAAACAATTGTTACCAAGTGTAGTAGAGATTAACCGAGACGAGTGGAGATTTACTTTCTTTACTAACGGAGTACAAGACTGGGGTCTTTACAAGTTTACAAAAGATCGAGAAAGTAAGGTAACAGCTAAGTGTGCTGAGTTATTTGACTCAGCGGTTCTAGCAATGCGACCGATCATTATTTCCAACACAAACCTCAATCAGAAAGATATTGACTACTGGAAAACTAAAGCAGAAAAAGCCGGTTATGAGTTTGAGATTAAATACTTCGATGTTGACCTTGAAGAACTTCTTAAACGTGATACTAAACGTGGCGCTCTGTCTGTAGGTCGTGAGGTTATTCTAAAACAATACCAGAAATGGCTTGAGTTGACCAATGCAAGAGTTTATGTTCCAAACACATCTCTACCGAAGACTGTAGTAAGTGATGTTGATGGTACAGTGGCTAAGATGGTTGGTAGGAGTCCTTATGATTGGTCGAGAGTTGGTGAGGATGAACCCAGAGTCGAGATTATCAAACTGATTGAAGGTTACACCAACAGTTACGCAGATAAGCTTGTGTTTGTTTCAGGCAGAGATGGTAGCTGTTATGATGAAACCTATGAGTGGCTATCCAAACATGTGTGGAGGCCATTTGAGCTGTACATGAGAGCTGCTGGAGATCAACGTAAGGATACCACTATCAAAGAAGAGATTATCTTTAATATACTGGAACCCAACTACAACATTGTGATGTGGTTTGATGACAGAGCATGTGTTATTAGGAAACTTAAGTGTTTGAAGATACCAAATATTATCAATACTGACACAGAGCTAGGAGAATTTTAATTGGAAGAACAAGATTTAAGTACATTCAATGATTATTACTGGGCTACCGCTCGACATGCCCTTGAACTAGGCTACAATGCCTCACAAGTGAGAATGTTCTATGTCGACATACAACAAGCATTTGAAGATGGTTTATCTGTTGAAGATGCTGTACAGGAGATATTCTGATGACAGAACAAGAGCCAATATACAACACACTAGACGAATGGTTTGATAGTCTTCCAACAGAAGGTGAAACCTTCCACTTAGACGAGATTGTATGCAGTGATGAAGAAGCTGACCTTGCAAGATTACACGGAGAACATCGAACTGTGTTCTCAGGGGATAATTATGTAACATTCACATTGTACAACGGTAAGATGTACATAACAGAGTTTAAAGGGAAACAGGAAGATGAAGAATAAACTACCACTAAAGTTCTACCCACTGTTCCTACTAGAGTTTCTATCTCGATTTGTAATGTGGACTATTGTTCCCTTTGCACTATTGTTTGCACGTAAAGCAACTAAAGAAGAAGTGGAAGGTAAGCTACCATACAATCACTCACCTGAGATTCAACGTTATGTGCTTCCAGATTGGTTAGAGTGGGTAAATACTCCAGATGACTTCCTCCCTAATTGCATGTATGAACCCACTATGTTGAAGATGTATCATCGTTTTGGTTGGTTTATTACTTCTTGGTGGAACTTAAGTTTCAGAAACACAATGATGTATCTTACTTGGAGCATGGCGAAATCTGTGAGTGGGTATTGGTACACCCTTTCTGATGAAGAGAAACAAGAAAAAGGTTTATTTGATAACCACTACCACTTCTTAGGACTTACGCTTAAAGTGGGATATGTATCATATAGAAACTGGAAGAACTATAAGAATCTTGGGATGTTCGTTAGTGTTCCAAGAATTACCGTTAGGGTTGGAGAAAATAGTGATTGAATGTAGTAACGCTAGTAAATGGCTATCCACCTTAAAGAGTAGGTACAACATAGCAAACACCACCTTAAACGACTCCACAGACGCCTTCACAGTGATTATGAGTAATACCCCTAACAAGACTACTCTCATCGCTAGGTTCTGTAGGGTTAGACAATTTGGTGTAGTGTTGTGCCGCAGGAAACGTAATATCACCCCAAATTATGAGAAAAGAGGGCAGAATGAGTAGAAATAATGATTATTTCATTGTTTTTCTTGTAATAATGGTGATTTTACTCTCAATTGGCATATTTATCCGAGGATAGTTATGGATTTTATTAAAAGTAGTCTATATATTGCAGGAGAGATAGAAGATTTAATAGATAACACTGGCATATTGAATACTCGTCTGTTATCATTGCTACACGAATTAGCTGAAGATAACAAAGCAATATTCTCAGCTAATCTTGCTGCTATTAAATTGAAAGAAGGGGAGCTATCAGAAGAACATATGCTGATAGCTTTAAATAAATATCGAGCATCAAGAAGCTCGGTGGTTGAATAATTTAGGGGATGATTATGCGGGTTAGTACGAAAAGCTGGCACTATTGGTTGAATAAGAAAATGAAGTCAGGAATCTTCTATGAGGATACTGTCACTTTATGCACCTATTTCTGGGCAACAGTGTGGTCTATTTTAAAAGTGTTCGGTAACTTTGTTTGGGTGGTAGCCATTGTCCTAGGTCTACTGTTGACAAGTGTTATTATAGCTAACATCTTGACGTTCTTATCTACAGCTATCACTGGCATATGTTTTGGCTGGGTTGACTACAATGGTGCATTTAGTATTACAATAATTATTTGTGGTATGAGTCTGATCGTTGGTGGCATACTTTGTATAAATAATCATATGGACTTTTCTCCTGAATACATCAATAAATACTTCCGTAAAACAAAGACAACAATACTGAAGGAAAGTAAGCCATCTTTGGTAGTTGAGATGTACAAAGCACATAAGTCTAAGTGGTGCCCCCTCATTGAGATTGAGGATTAAGCTATGCAAGGTAATAATATGCCAAATCCCTCAGAGTGGCTGTGGGCAATAATTGTTGGTTGTGGTGTTATGATAGTTTTAGCTAACTTAGGAGGTTGTACACTTTAATGGATACTACAGACTACATAGAACAAATACGTAAGCTACAAGCTGAACTTGACATCGTTACTAAAGAATGTAATGAATGGAAGGAGAAGTTTGAGAGATTGCTTATGTATCAGAAGCAGAATAGACTTCCTGTTAGTGGCTTACCTATAACAAATAAGATAGTTAAGGTTAACCTAGATTGTGTAGGCAGCTCTCAAGGGAAAGCTAGTACACAAACATACACAACAGTTGGTTGGAATGAGGGGGAGGATTGGAAATGACATATAGGGTAATATCCCACTTAGGTAAACATTACGAAGGTGAAGACTTAAAACTAGCCAACATGTACGCGGATAGTGTTATAGAAGTTGAGGAATGTTTTGGATATAAGACTTGGTCTGTATATGAGAACAAGTTTCCAACTAACGCTATCCGTGAGCAAGTGTGTTCTGAGGATATTTATAAGTTTATTAGTATTGCGGAGGTATGGGAATGAAAACCCCAATGAAAGAGTTCAGAGGGAATACATTTGAAGACCTCTACTGGCATACACTGGAAATAAACTCTAATGGGAAGGCCACATTCTTCCATACACCAGAAACTACGTTCAGGAAGGTTAATGGTGTTTATGGAGATCCTATGGTAAGGCTTGCACACATGTTCTACCTACAAGGTTCTGGTAAAGAAGTTATTCCTAAAGACTACAATTACACTAAATGGAGGTCGTAATGAAACACATTGAGATTTGGATAAATGAACTTGGAGAAGTAACCAAGAACTCTGTAGAAGATGTTGAAGTAGCTGCACGAACATTATAAAGAACACAGAACACTAGGAGAATGGTTCACAATGACAGTAACCGAAAAAGATTTCCTAGAGGTTTGCCTTAAATTGGATCAGAAATATGACGGAAAGTGATTACGAAGAAACACCAGAAGAAATACTACAACAACACTTAGCGGGGATTGAGTACCACATAGAACAAGGGATGTTCTCTAGGAAAGATTTAGAGAGACTCAATAAACTGGCAGTTCGTAAACTAAATGAAACCCTTGGTGACGGCACTAAGAAAGAGTACCTCAACCTAGAACAAGGGACAACAGCTTATTCAAAGATACTGGAGACTGGCATAACTGCACAAGAAGCCTTGGAGTACGTAGCTGAGTGTTATGGTAAAGATCAAGAGTGGGTAAGAGAAGTCAAGGATAACAACTACCTTCATGCTAAGACAGTGGTAGTACAACACAATGACCACCCAGTACAGAAGGCTATGCTCAAGGATGGAAGTATGAGAACTAAGGCACTAAAGTCCAGTAAGACACCAAACCATCAACTGAGAGAACTACATGCCCAGAGGAAGCTACACACTACTTTAACCAATCTAAAGACTGACACCACAACCCTAAGTAACAAGGTAGAAGGGTTAGAAGTGCAGACTGTGGTAATGGATACCCACTTAGACACTGTTATGGATCTAATGGGTATAGAGAAGCTTACAGCCAAAGAGAAAGCCAGTAAACTCAAGGCTAAAGGCATAACTCAGAAGTGTGCATCCGACTATCTAGGTGTACCCCTACGAACCATTAAGTCTTGGTGGCCTAAACTATAAATAGGAACTATTCTCATAACGTACCTAAAATGTACCTTGTGAGCGCCCTTTTCTCTTCTTTATAAAGAATAATACACTTATACATAAGCCTCCTTAATTGGGGGCTTTGTCACATCTGTACCTTGTGAAATATCTACCCTTAAAATATCTACCCATTTTCCCAATTCCCCCTCCAGAAAGAACCTCTATTTAAGATTATCTACCAATTCTACCTACAGAAAATATCTATAAAGCTATGATTATTAAGCATATTTGACCATATCTATAGGAGTACGGTGATTAGAAAAGATACTACCCAATACTCCGTATCTATAGGAAAGCGGTTAAGCACCTCCCACTATCATCATAGCGGTACACTATTAGAAAGTTAAAATATATAGACGTAAGCTATAGCTCTCTGCTATAACCTTGGCATACTCCTTGCTAGGCTATTCTAATCACTAACATATAATTATAGTTAATTCAATAGGTATAGATAAAGATTATTATTTATCATTACATGATAGGGATAGACTATAGATGATTAAAGTGTTAGATAGTGTAATGGGGACAGGGAAGACTACTGGGATTTTTAAGATGATGAAGGATAATCCAGAGAATAGATATTTATATATCAGTCTGTTCTTGGATGAGGTAGGTGATGGTAATAGGGGTGTTGAGGGTAGGGTTCAGAAAGAGTTACCAGACTTGAACTTTAAGATGCCCAAGAATAGCGGAGATGGAAAGCTACAAGCCTTGAAAACACTAGTTTCCAATGGAGATAACATCTCTAGTACACACGCCCTATTTGGGATGTTTGACAATGAGATTGTCGAGATGTTGGTAGCAAGTAACTACACACTTATCATAGATGAGGCAGTAGACTGTGTTGGGATGTATGATGGAGTTAATGATAGTGACATACAGGCTATGTTTGCTTCAGAGATGGTGAATGTAGCAGAGAATAAGCAGTTGGTGTGGAATGAAGTCAAGTACCCAAACCATACGGGTAAGTACTATGAAGTCAGAGAGTATTGTAACTTAGGCAGTTTGTTCTTACATAACCAGAAGATTCTCATTTGGGAGTATCCACCAAAGCTCTTACAACTCCTAGGTAGTGTGTACATCATGTCCTACTTGTTCGAGGGGAGTGTGATGTCTTGTTGGTTGAAGATTAATCAGTTAGAATATTCTTACATTGACAATGTGGAGTTTGGGTTACGATCTGAGCAGGAAGTTAAGGATGAGGTGCGTAAGAATCTTATTCTACTTGAGTCTACTAAGTTGAATGGGTTCAAGCAGAAGGATACCACATTCAGCAGCACTTGGTATAAGGATAACTTGGACAAGGAAAGAGCTAAGTGGGTGAAAGGAGTTCTAGAGTCTTGTGTGATAAATAACAAGGCTAAGGCTGGGGAGGTATTCTGGACATGCTTTAAGGATGCACAACATAAGGTGAAAGGTAAGGGGTACAGTAAAGCAGTCAGAGGGGGGTTAGAGCCGTTCCTTGCCTGTAATACAAAGGCTACTAATAATTATCGAGACTACTCACTTTGTATGTACACAGTCAATATCTACAAGAATCCAATAGAGGTTGGCTATCTAAGGGATCGTGGAGTTGTGTTCGATAAAGACATGTATGCCCTGTCTGAGATGATACAGTTTGTTTGGAGAGGTTGCATACGTCAAGGTAAACCTATGAAGCTATTGGTTCTCAGTAAGAGAATGAAGCAACTACTTAAGGATTGGATAGGGGAGGGTGATTAGCCCTCTAACACCTAACGGATACTTCTATATCTAACATCCCTAGCATTGATATTCTTACTCCTTTGGATGATGGCCTCTATCTCATCTGTTTCATGGAATATGGTTGGTGTAGCTCCTCCCATAAAGGAATCCCTTGCCTTCTGATAACCTGAGAAGTCTTGTGTAGATTGGTTAATAACCTGTTTTCTCTGAAACCCATGTAGCTTACGTTTACTCATTCCACACCCATCCATTCAAAGCCTTCATCATCAACCCAATATTGAGCTTTCTTAATAGCTCCATCTTCAGTTAAACTCTTAACAACATGTGCTTGTGTACCATTGTAATAAATGTATAACCAGAACACTGTACCATTATCTTCCAGTTCAAACCAGAAACATTTGTATTTAGTCACTTACTACCTCCCGTATCCTAGTCTGTAGGTACATTAACGCTTCCCCATCATACATCCCATCATCAGCAAACATTATGCAACTCAAGTGGCTAGCACAGAATCTTGACATGACTGCATCTAATGTACTCTCACATAACACATAATAGTAATCCACTGTTGGGTAGGATACAAGGTACTCGTGTCTAAACCTGTCAAATGTGTAATCACCGAAGTGAGCCATAAAGTCGTGTACTTTACTATGTTCGGTAAACAATAAGGCTATGTATTTCCTAGTCTTCATACACCACCTCCAAATCAACACCTAAGTGTGTAAGTATCCCGTGGTACGCATCTTCTAACTCATGGGGTGTCCCATTCATGTATACCCCCACTTCAGTACCGTCAGGAGTACCATCAGGTACAACCTCATACACTTTGTAAATTGTCCACTTATCAGCTTCACAACAGCTACAACCATTGTCTGTGTAGTAGCTGTCCTCTACTATCTTGAATTTACGATTAGTCACCAGTCTTCTCCAAACTCAATTTAATATTAACCTTAGTCATAGGAAGATAAACACTCACCTTACTCTGCACCCACTTATTGAAAGCTTTATTGATCTTATTCTCAATAGTCTTAATACTTGTCATCTCTGTGTACAAGCTAATATTGAATGTACCGTAATACTTAGACCAGAAGCTATCCTTACTGTAGTCTGTAATACCTACTTCCTCAAGTACACGGTACGAGTTATACTTATCTTTGTTCTTCTGTATCTTGGTGAAGGAAGCATCATTGATAATAATGTAATTATCATTCTGTGCAGCCACTGTAACCTCTTCTATAGCGTTCTTGGTTACTTCTCCAAGTTCATTTATCCAAATCTCAATGTGTTTCATTCATTAACCTCCACAATACTAATAAACTTATAAATATCCTCAGAACACACTTGCTCACGAATAATTCTACTAGGATATTTTCTTACATATGCAGGCCAAGTTTTATATCCAAAGCAACTCTCAACTTCGATAACACTATCTGCGTACATGTTGGCTAGTTTTAAGTCTTCACCTTCGTAATGTTTACCTAAGTGGGATATTACCCTATATGCC